AAAAAAACTATATCATTAGGAAGATTTAAAACTGAGGATGAAGCAAAAGAATTTTATAATGAATTTTGTATACACAATAATATAATTAATAAATATAATTAATATAATGGCTAGCAAACTACAAACAAAAGTTATTAAAGACTTAGAGAAACAAGGTTATTTCGTGATTAATCTTACACGTACAAACAAAAATGGTATTTCAGATTTACTAGCATTAAAGGAAAATGAGAAACCTTTATTCATAGAATGTAAAGAAAAAACAGATACTGTTAAACCTTTGCAATTATTCAGAGGAAAAGAAGTTACAAAATATGGGTGCGAATTTATGATTATTAAAGATATTTAACTATATTAGCCGAACAAAACTAAATAAGATGAAAAATATAAAAGACAAAGTATTAGAATGGGCAGAATTAAGAAACCTTCTACACAATGAAAATACTTTAAAACAATATAGCAAGCTCCAGGAAGAAAGTAACGAGTTGTTAATTGGAATATTGAACAAAGATCCTTACGAGCAAATAGATGCATTAGGGGACATACAAGTCGTATTAATAATATTAGCTAATCAGTTAGGTTTTGATATAGACGAATGTCTTGAAAGTGCTTATAACGAGATTAAAGATAGGAAAGGAAAGACTGAAAATGGTAATTTTATTAAGGAATAATGGAAAATACTATAGCAGAATCAAAAACAACAAGTTTAATAATACAAGTATCAGAAATGGACGAACATATAATTAAGGGCCAAGTGTTAGTATCGGACGATTATCATAAGGTTGGTAAGATTGACTATTGGAGTACAAAATCATTTAATATATCTAGTAATAGTAATACGGATATACCTAAACATTATAACAATGATAACGGAACTTTATATAAGATTGCAAAAGAGCGAGGTTGGAATGCTTATTTATTTGACATTGTTAAACGATTAGAACGATCAGAAAAAAAAGGCGAGTTTGAAAGTGATTTAAACAAGTCAAAAGTAGTTATTGATTTATGGTTAAAAGAAAATAAGTTATGTTAATACAGCCCATTTTAGACTTGCCAAATAGAAGAAATATAATAACAAAGCACGGCATTTTATCAGATCTTCATAAAGTTGCGATAGAATGGTACAAATCGGAAAACGATAGTATTTTTATGCGAGAGTTTGTCATTTATATTGTAAATAATTACAGTACTTTTAAAACTAAGAAATAATGAAAGCAAACGAATTAAGAATTGGGAATATAATAAATATTGGAGAAGAAATTAATAAACTAGAATTAGTTGATTTTGTAGATATTTATGAACATAAAACACTATGGAGATACGATCCAATAGATTTAGATAGTTATTGGTTAACTAAATTAGGATTTGAAAGTGATGGTATTGAATGGTGGAATGGAATTATATGTTTAGGTAATTTTAAAGATGGAATTTATTATTTACCAACAGAAGAAATACATTATAGAGTAGGTCAAGAATTTAAATATGTTCATCAATTACAGAACTTAATTTTTGCAATAACAGGAGAAGATTATCCGTTTGAATTATGACAAAAGAACTATTTGAATGGATTGAAATAATCGTTTACGAAAATATAAGATGTGAGAAATATTATTATCTTTATGAAAGATTATGCAACAACTAGAAAAATTAGAGGAATACTGTAAAATGAGGAATATCAAAGCTACATTTGTAGATGGTATTTTAATTGATCCTTTGCCTATTGTAAAGTCAAATTATAGGGTGAGGAAAGAACCTTATTTTATTGATTTAGCGGTTAAAAGATACGGTTGTAGTACGGTAGTTGATGCAATGTTTAATAAGAAAATGACTTTAATATTATGAGCAAAAAAAAATATATAGAAACTCCTGAATTATTATATGAATTATTTGATAAATATAAAAGTAAAATCCACGAAAATCCACGTTATCAATATCAATTAGATAAGACTGGTAAAGTTGTTCCAATACCTTTAAAAGTACCATTAACTATTGAAGGTTTTAAAGTATATTGTTATAATGAAATAGGAAGTATTAAACATTATTTAGAAAATACTGATAATGCTTATGAAGAATATCGACCTATCTGTATGCGTATAAAGGAAGAAATACGTCAAGATCAGATTGAAGGTGGTATGGTAGGTCAATATAATGCTTCAATTACACAACGTTTAAACAACCTGATAGATAAGCAACAACACGAGGTTAAAATGGAACAACCTTTGTTTCCTGACATTGATTAAATATGTTTATTCGTACTACGGTAATAAATAAAATATCTAAATTATCTAAATTTATTAAGGGTATTCAAGGCGGAACGAGTGCGGGTAAGACATTTGGTATCCTGCCTTTGCTTATTAATAAAGCAAGTAAAAAACCATTATTAGAAATATCAGTAGTTGCAGAAAGTATACCTCACTTAAAAAGGGGTGCAATGAAAGATTTCAAAAAGATAATGGTACAAACTAATAGATGGTTTGATGAACGGTGGAATGCTACCGACTTTAAATATACGTTTGCAAATGGTAGTATAATTGAATTTTTTAGTGCCGACAATGATGCTAAATTAAGAGGTGCTAGGCGTGACGGTCTTTATATGAACGAGTGTAATAATATGACATTTCACGCTTATACAGAATTAGCTTCAAGAACTAAAGAATTTGTTTATTTAGATTGGAATCCAACAAGTGAATTTTGGTTTCACAAAGAATTAATGAATGATAGTGATGTCGACTTCTTAATCGTTAACTACCTAGATAATGAAGCGTGTCCTGAAAGTGCTTTAAACTTCATATTAAAAGCTAAGGAAAAATCAAATACATCAAAATTTTGGGCGAATTGGTATAATGTTTATGGATTAGGTCAAATCGGTAATTTAGAGGGTGTAATATTTTCAGATTGGAAGCAACTTGACAAAATACCTTTAGATGCTAAATTGGTAGGTCGTGGAATGGATTTCGGTTATACAAATGACCCTACGACAATTACAGATATTTATCAATGGAATCACGAATATATTTTTGATGAACGAATATATCGTACTGGGTTAACTAATCCTGAAATATGGAGGGAATTTAAATCTTTGGCAATTGATAATTCAATTTACACTATTGCGGATAGTGCCGAACCAAAAAGTATTCAAGAACTTTCTAGTTTAGGAATGAAAATAATAGGAGCAACTAAGGGAGCTGATTCAATTATGTACGGTATTCAAAGAATGCAAGAAAATAACTTTTATGTAACCTCAAATAGTTTGAACATAATCAAAGAATTAAGAGCTTATACGTGGGCGGTTGATCGTGAAGGGAATAAGCTAAATAAACCTATCGATAATTTTAACCACGCAATTGACGGAATTAGGTATTTCTTTACCTCAAAACCAAAAGCAAAAGCACCTCGAAGCCGTTTATTATGATAAAATTTAAGACACAAATAAAGGATTTTAACCTTCCCACTAGCTGGAGTGATATTAAATTCAAAGATTATTTGAAACTACAAAGTTCAAATGAAATTCAAGCTATTCAAATATTGACAGGATTAAATGAGGTTGAGATATTAATGTTAGATATTGAAATTATAACTCCTTATTTAGAATTTCTACAAGATGATCCGACAAAGTTTGAAGAAAGCAATTATATAGATAATATTGAGTTACCTTTTGACTTAGGTCAGGAAAGCTACGAGAAGAAGATATTAGCTTGTAGGGACATATCAAACGTTTATGAAGTCATTAAATTGTATTCAGGTGTAGATTGTTTAGAATTAGATTGTGAGGTCGTATTTCAATCCTATTGCTATCTATTGAATAGATTAACAAAGATAATTGAACGAGATAATGAAAGGTTAAAATCAGAGATTACAATAGAGCAAAAAATGGCTGGTATTGATAGCTTTAATGAGTTGGGAGATTTCAATACAATTGATATGATAGCAGAGAAATACAACTATACACACGAACAAGTTGAACAATTACCGTATAATTTAATCTTTTTAATTCTATTAAAACAAAATATAAGTACTAAATTTGAAAAGAACTACTCAGAAATAATAAAAGACAAATGACAATAAAACAATTAGTAAAAGGACACGTGGATAATATGACATCCAATAGTGAAAGTTATACCTTCTTACATTCAGAAACTCAGTTTCAAAATTTAATGGCTGATGAACAACTTTTACCTTGTGTTTATTTAGATATGCCGATGAAATATACTCCTAAAATAGCTATTACAGGAGCGTTTCAGGAGACTTATATTTGTGTGGCTTTATTCTTATTTAAGAGTGAACTAGATGATAATGATACACAACAAGAAGGCACATTTATTAAGGCAAAAACAGCTCAACGTGAATTTCAAATAGCACTTGAAAATGATGTCGATAATGTAAGAGAATTGAAAGTTGAAACTTGTGTTCAGGTTCTTAATTTATTCGATACAAATATGAGTGGTGTAATGATGCCTTTTAGTTTAAGAATTATAAATACAGATGGAGTATGTTAAAATATAAAAAATATCTTTGGATAATTACTATAGGTAGTTGGTTATTAATTGGGTCAATAATTTGGTATGTCAACAAATAAAGAAATATTTGATCAATTTACAAATACAATAGTTCCTGAATTGCAAAAGGTAAGTGGTTCTTTTTTCGGTAAATCAATTGAGGTTGAATCTAACGAGAATAGTATTACTATTT